GTCAACCACGCATAAAACCTACGGTGCCAGAACGGACAGTGCCGCGTTCCAAACAGATGTGGCCATATTCGCCAGAGTATCCGTTCGTACCATTTCTGCCACTCTGGCGCAAGGCGTTCCATGTCGTCGGCCGGCTGGCCGATCGCGTGAAGTAACTCGTGCCAGATCCGCATTATCGCGACATCGTCTGGATCTCCGCGCGATATGCGGATACTAGCCCGCATATCTCCGCCACCACCTGCCGCGCCTGCCAGGATATCGTCATCAAAGACATAGACATCGCCGGCGTTGACAGGAAACGGAAAACCTATCCACAGAGGATCGGTCTCGGAGATGATCTGGACGACCGGAGTTCCAACTTTGAGGTCGAACACGAAATAACCAGGAATTTCGCCTAACAGTGGTACAATTCGCCTGTATAGTTCTGATGTCTTGAAATAGAGGTTGAATTTCACTGACATTAGAGGCCGTCCCTCGTTTTTGCGGCGGCGATGAATTCGCGCGCCTCGTTGATGATGGTGTCGAATTCCTCGTCCGTGACGGTATTATCATCCCACGCGTCGCGGATGGCGACCAGGAGATCAACCAGTTCTGCGTATGCCTGTTTCACGCGATGGTATACTGCATACGCCGCGGCATATCCGAGCGCCAATGTAACAAGCGGCGGAATAACGTCAATAATCTCAATTGTCATCTTTCACCGTCCTGATCGTATACGGCACTTTCCTAATCCATTCCGTCCCCCTACCGTCGGCGGTAGGCCGGCCGACGAGGACGTTCACCTTGTGAAGTCCCGGCTGCCGATACCGGTCGTATCTCGGATACCGTATGGTTGCGATCCTGAGATCGCGGGAGTGCTCTGGGCTGTTGATGGACCGCACATCCTCCTGCGGCACCTGGTATCCGTCAACCTCTAGGCCTATGATGTGATGTTTCCCCGGGACCCCGGGCGCGGTCTCGACCCCCACCACCCAGACATCCGGGTACCTGTTGGGGTCGACGTTGTTGTATGGGGTGCATTCTGATGGATCGTTTGGGCTGTAATGCGTGTACAGGCCGATGATATCTAGGTCGCTAACTGGCGCTGTTACCCCGGGCGTTCCGGATGGCGCGAGAGGATCTGAGGGGGGCTCTCTAAAGAGAGATATTATCGCCTGGATCAGGCGTTTAATTATAGACATGATGCTCATGGTTCCTCGTTATATCTGTGGCACATTTAGACGGCGTGCCTTAAAAAGGTATTTGTTGGGCGGAGTTTAGGTATCGTTTTTTCTAATTTTTTCCTCTTAAATAGGATCTGAAACATCTTCGTTCATCCACAATAAAAACTCTCCTAAACTGTAAACCCCGTAAAGTCTCTCTCTATCTACCTGCCCTTTTAACCACTTCACGGCACCAGGCCTTGACCCGCCGCCATCAAGTACGATGATAGTGGGGCACGGAAACACTTCTTTGATGTTTAGTACCAGATATGGATACTTTTCATCTACCGATCCCCCACTTCCTTGCCACTTTGACTCGATAATCAGCCCGTCCGGAAATTCTGGCATGTCGTATACCAAAAAATCACACCGGATCGGATGTTCAAATATACTTAGTCCAACTTTGTGTTGCCTTTCAAACTTATATCCACGTTCTTTTAGAATACAGGCAATTACCGACTCGGCGCGCTGCCCAGTATAATTGGCCTTTTTCCCACTATCATTCATATTGATCCATCTCCTCATCAAAAAGTACCCTACATATAGGCCCAAAATCCTTAAATGTATGATAAAAATCTTGAACCCGTTCTCCGATGTAGAAAATTGCCGACGGGAACGGCGCACAATTCTTCTCCGTATCGAGCCCAGTAAACGATAATCTCCCCTCTACTGCACACCACAGATATCCCTCTCTGACGAGACTGTTAAACCACTGCGTGTCCGTTCGTGATGCCACCAGAACGATGGCCTCTTCAACATTGTTGTTCGCAACCTCACGATGCAGTTTTGAGATCCAATCCGCAACCTCTCGCCCATATGGGGGATTCATGTAAATCTTGCCTTTCCACTCCTGCCGCAACCCATCATCTTCGCGCGTAAAATGCATTTTTGCAGGAATGTTTGCCTCGTCGCCATGCGCGTTGCTACACGGGTCGAGATCTATCTCTCCAAAGAACTCAATTACGCGATCAACTATCTTTTTTGGAGTATACCACTCTGGTGTCTCGCTAGTAAACAATTGTTTCGCGCGGTTTGTGATCTCCTTTGCAGGTATCTTGGTTTTGCCAGACAGGATCTCTTGTTTTACATCCTCTCCATACGTATCCGCAATAATATCAACGGCTTTTGCAAACTCGGCGTTATTCTTGACGGTTTGGTGAGATACTCCGAATTGCTCGCCGATGCGTTCTGCTGTGCTCCCCGTTGGCAAATAATTTGCTATCGGTATATTTTGTATGAGTGTATCTGTTCGCTCTTTCTTCTCTTCCAGATACAACTTCCCGATAAGGTATTTCCTCTGTTCCGGTGTAACGTTCCGCCGTCCTATCTGGTTGATAATTATCCACTTTTTTGCCTCCTCCCTTGTTTCAAACTCTTTTTGCACCGTTTTGTACTCGATGCTGTGTTTCGTACATATCTCGTACCGATGATGTCCATCAATGAGAACATCTCCCCACACCACGAGTGCGTCGCGGCACCCCTCGGCGAGGATGGACTCTTCGAGATACTTGAACTCATCTTCAGTTAGTTGCGGGATGAGCGCCTTAAACTCTGGATCTATCCGCATCGCCAATTTCCTCCTCGGTGTATTCTCGAATTCTCACTTTACTACCACATCCAGGGCATGTTGTTACCTGCCCCGGTTTTCGTTTGCCCCTGTAGTTCCATAGATAGTTGTCGCGTTTGCAATATAGACGCATAAAATAGTGTTTGGTTTGTAGGTATATATACTTTACCTGTTTACCATCCCCAACACTCGTATCACCGTTGGTGAGTGGACGGTAATCCCGTGTTCGGCGAAATGCTCGATGATGCCGCTGGCCCACAGAAACGTCAGGCCCGGGTCCTGCTCAACCTTGGTGTGCATGGCCTCGGCGATGCGGCCGTCGTCCGTCGTGATATATTCGTAGATCTTTGCACCGTAGAGACTAAACTCCCGATCAAATTGGAGTCTTGCGTGTACTGCGTGGAGGTCTCCTGTTTTCCAGGCCTCGTCGCGCACTTCGTCGAGTATTGGCCGGATCTGTGCCGGAGATACCTCCTGACCGGTATCCAGGAGGATACCTACTCTGATCCGGTCGATACATTTTCTGCCGAACGATCCGTGTTGTGCGAGATGCCTCAGGATCTCGTCGCGGTGAGACTCGATGTGGTCTCTGATGATCTGGTTGATCTCGGTTTCAGTGAGTTGTGTCTTCATGTGATCTTCCTCGATGAGTTTCGATGCGATCGCATCGGTATCCTGCACTCCATCCAAGTACGCCTCAAGTACTCGAGTGCAGAATTCTGAGATGTTTGTGAGACCTGCATTCCTGGCCTGTTCCAGAAGACCAGGAGGAAGAGATAGTGTAGTACGTTTCCGGTTCATCCTTTACCACCTCGGATCTATAGTAGATCCTGTATCCATATATATGTATGCATTTTAGATGTTGTGGTCGATGTCATACACTGTTTTCGAGAAAAGAGGTATGCCGGTAATTTTTGAGTCTTTTGCCTTGAAAGATAGTTATATATATTATGAACGACATACCACTACAACAAGACATTATGTAATGGCGGAAGAGGAACTCAGAAGCCATTACCGAACCTGGCATACACTTTCTCCGGAAAGATAGGAGTGCCATCAACCAACACATCCATAATGCACACACTTTTATCTCCAATGTACGGCCGTATCATCTCGAATACTCGGAATATATCACATATTTTCTTATGCATCACTGTATACAGAGAACACCTCTAGATCTCTCGTATTTTCAAAAACGCCAATTTGGCGTTTTTTCGAAATTACACCTATATAAAACTATCTCACGCGATACCTCGTTTTTGGCCTCTCGCACCTCATTTTTGATCGGTTTTGATCCATTTTCGATCGAAAAATGATCATTTTTGATCGGTTTTTTGAGGTCTCAAGGTGCGGCACCTCCTCGTCTCCAGTGGAAATACCTCTCCGCCACTGGAAAATTCGTATCAAAAATGACACTTCAACCACCAAAAAGTGGCGATCCTGATCCATTTTCAGGCACTTTTCGATCTGTTTTTGGTGATCTCGCGATCCGAGATCTCGCCAATTTGGCGTTATTTTGTTTCCAGCACCGGTTGAGCCGGTGTACCAAAGGTACGATGCATACAAAAAACGGCACTGCCATGCATACCAACAGAGTCTCTCCACCGATGCGCAAGATATTTACGGCCGCGCGGCAATAGTGTAGATGTGGAGTGAGGAAACCTGTCTCCAATGGTTCTTCATCCTACCTACCCCCAGCCGCGTGGTGTCTCTCATCTATCTACTCACCTCAACACCTCACTCCACATCTGAAAAAGAGATAAAAATTATCCAGGCACAAACCGGCCGTACTTACTCAAAACCTCTTTCGCGCGACTTACCTCATCACCGGTCACTTTTACAACACCATCCTCAATTGCGTAGTTCATCATCGCCTGACCAAAATAGGTCTCGATCAAATGTTCGTGTTCAGGATCTACGGTGCAGATCGGCACCATCTCAGTCTTCGTCGTCATCTATCTCACCTAACTCTTTTCTGATCACTCTTACCGCCTCCGGTGTCAGGATCCAGTATTTCGCCGCGCCTTGTTCATTTGATACTCGACGCGGTCTGGTCACGCCATATGGCGACGGATTCTCAGTGTCTGGTGGGTGTGTCACCGCACCACGCGTTCGCAGGTTCACCAGGTTCGATGGATAGATCCTGATGCCGGCCTGCACCAGATCTTCCAGAGTAAACGGTTCCTCGCCGACGAGTTTGTAGATCTGTTCTGCCACGCCGTAGAGTCTGATACGCCGATGAAAATGTCTCATATAGTATCGCCTCCTCCTCGTCCAGGCGGTCGCCAGTCAGGCCCCACCTTTTCCAGTGGGCACCAGTCTGGTATCAGAAAATAGTCGTCGAACGGCCGTGCCCGGCCACTGACAACTCCATCACTCCAGAGTACGGCATCATGACCGCACCCGCGCGATCCTACCGCATAGGGGCACCGATCGCACGTCTCGATCTTGAGTATCCTGGTCATCAGAGCGCATCCTCCCACTCTTTTGTGTCTGGCGGTATCTCGGCCGCCATGGCACGTGAGAGTAGTTCGACTGCGAGCATCATCCAATTGTTGTGCGCGGCCACCATGGCGAGAAAATCATCCCACCACAGGACCGCCAGCGGCTCGGTGCGAGACCGCCGAATCAGAAGCAGCGGCGCAAGATCTTCCTTCTCGGCGTTTTCTACACATTGGTTCCACCAGGGCCAGAGTGAGACTTTTTCCTGGAACTTACACTCGGCCGCGAAGGGGAACCATATACGGGCCTCCGGCGATAAGTAGAGATCGCACCCCGCCTGACCCATACCCGTGGACTGTATATCCCCAGGATCAATACCCAACCGTTTAATGATATCGTCCCGGACCGCCTGTTGAAACCGCCTGCCTTTCGCCTTTCGCGAGGCGGTCGTGGTCGCAGTCACGCAACCACCTCCGTTACCATACACTCGTTTTTCGCCCTCCTCCGTAACACCCATGCGCATTTCCGCGAACACGCCCTCGGCGTAAACCCTTTTCGTTCACGTGATCGAAACTCGGAGATCCGCATCCGACTTTCCCGACCACAAACCACGCAGGTCACGATCACGTACCAACCCCCTCCTGGTCCGCGGTACTCATCCAGCCGCACCCAGGGCAGGAGGTCTTCGATCTCGTTGACAGGTTCCTGGGTATCTGATGCCGGCCGTAGTTTTTGTCGCATTATCCCTGCGCACTCCCGCGAACACGTCCTCGGCGCGTTACCCCGCCTCAACTGACTGCGATACCAGGACAGAACGTATCTCCTTTTCCGACCACAGACGGGGCAGGCCACAAACACGTACTGACCTCCCATTTTGCCACGACGAGGATCTAACCGCACGCCTTGCGGCAGGTCGATATTCTCTACCTTCGCAGTCACGCAACCGCCTCCTCCTGTACTTCATCATCTTTCCGGCCGACAATTTCCGCGATACCGGCGCACGGCCATTCGCCGCGTTGCACGTGTTCGAGCGCCTTCTTCGCGGTCGTAAACACCGTTCCTGGAAAACAGTCAACGCGGAACACGATACCTTTACGGTCGCCGTTCTCGTCTGGTTTAGAGAGTGCCGCGCGACCGTAGTTAGGTATCTCCACAACACCTAAACGGCCCACCGGCGCCGTTTTTCCTGAAAACAAGGCGTCAAGGTTTTCGCGCCGAATCACAAATTTGTGCATCTCGTTTTCACGCCAGATGGTTATTATGGCGTCACCTCGGCCATTACATGCAATGCATCCGCAGTTTACGAACAATTTCTCACCTCCTCTGGTAGATCATAACCAACCACATCATTCTCCATTATCGTCGCCATCCGTGCCGCGGTTCACCATCTTGATGTCAGGAAACGGTGTGGTGAACTGGATCAGGATGTCATGAGCCACACCAGGTTTGATCCGGTACCAGTATGCGTACCGGCCCACTGGTACCGTGACAAACGCGTCCCACACCTCTAATTTGAGACTGTCTCCATAGATATGGAACGCAGGTATTCCGTTTAGGATGGCGTTTGCGGTACAATACACGAACGCGCGACCATCAGAGTCAACGTTTGTGATCACAAAGTTGAGCGCGCCATCATTGTGAGTGTCAAAATAGTTGGCGATCCGGAGCATAAACCTCCCGGTACCACTCGCAGGATCGCAGATCAACCACGGATCCTGGCGACCGAGATCCTGGCCACCGAAAAGGATCTCGATCATCGCGTCAACAACATCGATCGGCGTGAAATACTGGCCTGCACGAACATTGATCTCGTCGTTGTGTTCGAGCCATTCGCCAAAGATGTCGTTGAACCTGCCGACCTCGTTGGTATATCTGGTTGAGATCTCGATCAGGTCGCGCAGGAAACTGATGTTTGGCCGAAATTCGTCCATATGTTCATGTGTGAATTCCAGTCCTTTGATTAGGATATCGTCATATATCCTCTGATGCAGTTTTGGGCCGGTTTTATGTTCTAGACCGTCAAGACAGTTTAGGGATTCGTGTTTGTACTTACTCATATTCTTAAACCTCCTTCAAACCTTTTTTACCGGCACCGTCTCCTGATCGGACAACTCACGCCTGCCGGACACCGCCGATCACTCGATCCGCAGGTGTCACGACTATCCGTTTCGTAGTGCACCTGGCGGTACACAGGACACAGTTTCGGTGCGCGCGGCATCTCATCAGGACTGTGGAACGGTCCCAGGATCTCAGTCCTCAACTCGTCACGTGCGGTAGTGTATTCGAATACCGCACCAGGACTGCCAGACCATCCTTCGATCAGGAGGACGGCATCTGGATCGAGTCGCCGCAGGATATCGAGATACGCATTGATCCAACCGTCGTGCCGGATCTCCGGGATACACCGTTCAAAATGCGCCGAGTTGAGGTGCGGACAGAACACAGTCCATCCTCGCCGCCATGCCTCGATCGCGTATGATCGCGCGGTCATGACGTTTTTCGTGGTCTCTGTCGAGTCAGTACCTGTGTACGGACCGCAGACATATAGTATCGGCCTCATAGACCATCATCATCTACAGTCACGGCATAGACCGGCATCCACACCATATCCGGTGCACCATCAATGGCAACCAACACCTCGTTGGTATCACCATTCACGCGTTTTACAACACCGGTTTCGCCGGCAAATTCTCCGTCACCGGTGATCACAACTCTGGTACCGTATCGCAGGCCAGAGTGATCGAGATCGGGCGGAGGAAGTATCCGGTCGCCATCCTCGTCCGCCCACCGCATCAACCGATACCACCGCGACTTGATCGACGACTTCGACCTCTTGATATGCGGAAACGCATCGTAATACATCTTGTACGCCACTGCCGGCGACGGTGCCGCGCGCACAACAGCATCCTCTTTCGGTGTCCAGTCACGGCGACCGGCGACGTTGGCGGTTGGT